GAATATGGCAAAACACCTCTGATTATTTTGCCATTGAAGTCGTAACCCCAACACTTATGCATGACGTCTAACTCTGAATATTTCACGTGCAATGAATCCAATAAACTCTTACACATTTCTTTAGTTAAACGATTTTTGATTAAATTTAAGAGTGGATAATGTGTTAAAATTCCCTCTACCACATTTCTCCTAGACAAATCACTCGCCACATAACTTCCGACAACACGCCTCTCTTTTTTATCCAAAACCTTCAAATCCAATTGAATTGAGTCTTTGAAATCACAAAGGCTTTTAGCATAAGATGCTCCCTTCATGTCATTAACAATACTCACCTCTAATAAATCCAAGGCTTTGATTTCTATAGGTTGCGTGTGTTCGCTTAGATATGCATGAGTAGCTTCACTTGGATACTCTACAATCTTGGTTCTAATATCATCCAACACTTTTTCGTTTATCTGTAAATTTACATTTTTGTAAATTACGTCACTACTGTAACAAGGTCCATCACCTATGGCTATTTCACCAACCAAGATGCGTTTCACTAGGTTTCTCTGCAAACCAGTTCTTCTAGCCACACTTTTAGCAATTAAAGAAACCACAGCATCGTTCCCACCTGAACGGTTGATACAACTTCTTACCATAGTGACGACACTCGTTAACATGTCCAACGGCTTAAGAGGATCTGGATTCACCCAACAGCCATTCACTAATGAAGCAACACTTCTAGCTAAATATCCCAAAGCGTGATTCTCAGTCACACACATTCTTAAAAATTCTTTGACATAGTGACCCACACTTTGCTTCAAGACATTGAGTCTAAAACCCATCTTCCTCATATTACCTAAAATCCTCTGCACAACCATGATATCATTAGTAGTCCCTATAATATCATCACCCGTGTGCATAGTATTTATGGCCGACCAGTCGTCTCCGGCCCCCAACATTAAATAAGCAGTGTTGAGAACACTGTTTATAAAAGTTGTTGCTCTATGACCTGTCATCAAAGTACCTTTACTCAACCCAAAGTAATCACCTTCAACATACATTTTAGTATTAGCAAATGATTTAATAAGATTCTCTCGCATTTCCTTAGGAAAATTTATATATTCGCACAATTCTTCGAACAATAATTGTTGACACTCAATAGAATGTTGTGTGTCGAATGCATCGTAATCTAACATTACGTTTAAATTTCCTTTCATCTTATTCAATCTATTTGCTATTCCTACGTTACCTAATCTACCTGGATCTAATA